ATTGAATCAACTACACTAACATACGCATCAGCTGCACTTGCAGTATCAGACTGTACTTTTAATACATCTGTATCCTGCATTACAAATTTAGCACCACCTGATACAAGCTCTACTGCGCTTGATGGTGGAATACTTAAATCTTTTGCAATATATCTATCTGTGGATCCTGTTACGGAAACCCAAACTGATATAGTTATAGCTGAAGTTAATATGTTTGCAATTCTAATTCCAATTACTGCATCATTTGAATTTGCTGTAAATACAGTAGTCGCAGAGTCTGTTACTGTTGCGCTGTATCTAGTAAAATCTTGTGCCATATTTTTCTCCTTTAAAGTGCGATTGCCATTGCTACAGCAAAACCATTACTTGCTGCACCAACAGGTGTGTCTGTTGAATCTAAATAAACTGCTTTACTTGCTGGTAATGTACAAAATACATCTTTTGTTCCACTTGTAAAATTAACTGCTGCATCTGAATTAGAACTGGAGATAACTGTAGTTCTAGTTAAGTTTGCAGATGTTGCATCTAAAGTTCCAAGACCAACTTCCCATTCTGTAGTCCCTTGATTAAAAATTGTATAATAAGTTGTATTATTATTTCCAATTCCTGTTGCAAAAGATTCAAAACCAGTTTGTGCTACACCTAATGCAAATGCACCTGTGCCTGTAGTTGTACTTGTTACTTTTACTCTGTCGTTAATTACCAACGCCATAAATTTTTCCTTTGTTATTAACTCATACTAATAATAGCATTAGCCGGTGTAGCTGCATCAGGAAACGCAATAGTGAAATCACCATTGGTTGCTGTCTTCGCTCCGCCAAAATCTAAAACTACTACTAATCTGTTTTGTGTACCATCGACTGTTGAGTTATTGTAAATCGCTGCAAAAGATGCAGTGAATGTAGCAGAACTCCAAGTCACATTGTCAAAGTCTACTGAAGCGACGGCTGTTGTACTTGCAACTGCTTGGTTCGCTAAAGTTTTAACAACATAGTTAGTACCACCTGTTGTATCTACTTCACCATTACCTGTTCCCGCTAAGTATACTGTGCTTGCAGTTGTGTATGGATTAGTTGTATACAAAGATATATTAAAAGTATTTCCTCCAGTAGCAAGATCGTGTTGCGCTGAAAAGAGAGCACCTCTAAATGAAAACGGTATTATGTTAGCCATATTTTTTTATCTCCTTATTAACTTGATGGTGGTTTTACGTTAAGTTGAGCCCGAACTTCACCATCTTGATATTCGTCTCTACGTCTGATACCGATTTGCTCGATAGCATACGATTCTAAAGCTTCTTTATATTGTCCTGTGTAGTATTGTAACATATCTGCAGGACCTTTCAAGTACCCATATGCATTTACTAGACAAGCATAGAGAAGTAAATCTTGGTATTTATCGGATAGGTAAGTACCTCCAGTATCTACTAAAAGGCTAGTAGGTTCTTTATCATAACAAAGAGTAATTTCATAGGTTTTATCTGGTGTTGGGGCCACTACCAAATACTCTTCATCCCAGTTAGCATAATGTATTGGAATATCTACCGATTGAGTTGCTGGAGTAGAATAGTATTCTGCAATATAACTAGTGTCTTTTTGTTCTAGATAAAATTGATTTCCAGTTGAATCTTTTAATTGAACATATCTAATTGCTCTTAGGTCAGCTGGAATTGTTACATATCTATTTCCAACAATTAAACTAGATGTTGCATAGAATACATTTTGATCAGTATCTATTGCTCTAGTAATTCTGTTTTCTGCATTTCCTATAATTCTAGATAAAATTGCGTCTGTTAAAACATTATCTCCTACTTCCGTATAGTTTCTAATGTCTGATTGTAATTCTGCTAAAGTATATGCCATTATCCGTTTACGACTCCTAGTACTACTGGACCAGCAGAACAGTTTGCTCCACCGCCTGCAATTCCTCCTGTTGTAGCATTACTTGTGCTAGTAATAAAGAAATAGTTTTCAGGTGTTGTTAAAATTTCTGTTGGATTAGAATTAGGTGCTGTGATTACAGAACCATCTGATTGTTTTTGTCCAACTGTTATTGTAAAACCATTTACATTATCTAAATCACTTACATTATCAAAAGTTGGAATGTCTGCAAAAGATTGTAAATTAGTAGCATCTGCTCCACCTGATCCTGGAGTTATTACTTCAGGTGCTCCTCTAAATCTTACAACATCTCCTGTACTTCTTTGATGGTTTTCTGAATAAATATTTACAAAAGTTACTCCACCAGAAATTACAGTTGTAAAAGAATTGTCATCTAATAAAATTAAACTAGTGGCTGATGCTGGTTGTGGTCTTGGATTATATAAAGCTTGTGGGTCTGACCCTGCTGGTTTAGGTTCAAGTTGTGGTTGTTTTGCTTCATATTCTGAAACGTGAACTAAAGAACCATTCCATTCTCTAACCATTTCAGTATATGGAAAAGCCATTCCAGATCTATCTGAAATTGCTAATGATCTTTTACCTAACGCATATCTACCCATTATACACCGCTCCCATAAAATGTTTGTGGTGTAATAAATGTAGAAGTTCCTTGGTTGTCTGCATCTAAAGCTCTTAGTAATTCACTTTCATATCTTCTCTCTAACTCTTGACTCATTTCTGGAGAAACTTTTAAACTTAAATAATATGCAAGACCTGACATCATACAAGGATAGAATCTGTTAACAACATCTGCTGTATTATTGTAAGCTCCTACATCTTGAATTTTAGATAAATAATAAAAACAAAATTGAAAATTACTTGGTGTGCTTGTACTTGATACACTTGCACTTGGTGTAGTATATAAAAAAATACTTGGGTTTAATTTTCTATCTACATAATATTGTGAAGGAGTTCCTTGCGCTAATTTATTAGGGGTTTGTGAATAAGTTGATCTATCTATTTTAGTAAGTGCAATATCTTGTGGTGCTGTTGGTGTAGAATTATTTCTATAGAAAGCTTCTAATACATCACTAATATCTCCTGGAAAGTTTTGAGTATCTGCTGCAAAATTGTATTCCGCTTGACCTTGAACTAATGGAACTTTAGCAAGTTTTATTTTCCATAAATGAATTCCTCTGTTACCCCATTCTTGAAACATAATATTTAAAGAACGTCTTGCACTTCTTAATTGATAACCTGTTCTCGCTCCTCTAGTTCCTGTTCTTTCATAAGCTTCCTCAATAATTTCATCCATTTGTGGATTAAATTCAGTAGTCTCTGAAGTAGGTGAAATAGTTTGAGCAGTATTACCCATACCGCTATGATTGATACAATAATAAAATAACACCGGAGCGCCGGTTGTTCTAACAGGTGCAACATTAATAGTTGTATTTGCACCAGCACTTCCTGCAGTTCCTGTTGTTGTTACGCCTGTTGTGTAATTTGCAGCAGGATCGTTATTAGCATTTGAAGAAAATGCTAAAGTATGAGTGGCATTAGAACTGTCCGATTGATCGAAAATATAAGTATTTCCTTCTTGTAAATAAAGGACAGGACTTACCTCACCGTTAATAAAAAATTTATTACCAGTTCCATAGGCATTAGTGCCACTTGCGACAGTGACTGTGTAAGTAATAGTCGCCATTTTTTATCCTACGTAAAGGTTATAGTAACACCAGTAGTATTAGTTAAATCTAAATAAACTCCTGAGTCAAATAAAATTCCAGAACCTGGAACATAAACTTCTAAACCTTCTGCGTTAAACTTGTATTCAGCTATTAAAGGATCTGTATTTGCAGTTCCATTATATAATTTAATTACTGAACTAGCCACACCTGCTGCTTGAATAGAAGTAATTCTTGCTCTTTGAGTTGCAGGAATTAATTGTCCATCTCCTGTTGCGTGGGCTACTAGTTGATCACTTGAGTATGATGCCATTTTTTCTCCTTAAATTTTATATGTGGGCCGAAGCCCACATTAAATTAATTAATTATACTGCTGCTATACCACTCGTAACGTCGATGAAGCTAGTTCCATTGTAGAAACAAAGTGATCCAGTAACATTTGAACCAGTTGCATCAGAAATGTAAATAACTAAACCAGCCGCTGGGCTGTCAATAGCTGCTGCTTGTACTAATGTGTATGAAGGTGCAAGAAAACCATTATCTGATTTTACTGGACCTGAAAAAGTAGTTTGTGCCATTTTTATTCTCCTAGTTTTTTGAACGTAGTCTCTAGGCCGTCGACTATACGCGTCTACATTCAAATTAATTTATGTATAGTGATTAGAATATATACTAGTTTTGAATAGAGTGCAAGAGATCCTACAGTGCGGAGTGATTTTTTCCAACGATGTAGCTTTTGTTTAAGTAGCTACAGAAACTTCTGGAGCAACGCCTTCTACGTTGTTTTGTAAGTGAGCAATTCTAGCTTCTTCAAGCTTAATATCAGTGATGATTTTTTTGACTTTGTCGTCAATTCTAACCATCTCAAGAGTATATCTGTTATTATCCAGATGCTCCTGTTCCCACTTCAACTCCAAGGACCTTTTTGCTTTGTATAGGTCTTGTACCATCGATAACCTCCTCAAAAGTTATTCTATTTAAACTTGGATTATAATTTTTTCCAAGATCTTCCCATTTTATACTGTTTTCTCCTAGTTTGTCAAGTATTGCTTGTTCAACGGATTTAGCGTTATCTTCAGCTAAAATTTCAAATTTAGCGTAGTGATTGTATGCCCAGATAGTTATAAGAAGTTTTTTCATTTTTTCACACCTTTATGTAAAAAAGGGGCCGTTTTAAGGCGGCCCCTAATTATTTAATTATTATGTTGCGTTTGATCCGAAGATACCTCTAGCATCAGAGAAACCAAATACATATCTCTCTCTAGCTTTGTATCTTACGTTACCTGTGTCAAAGTCACCTTCCATAGAAGTTTTGATAGGTGATCTAACAAAGTGTTTAAGACCATTAGGTACATCTGTTTTAACGAACCATTTTTTAGCAGAAGTTAGGTAGTGGTTCACAGTATAACCTTGAGGAA